TTTGTTACTATTGAATTTGCTAGTTGAAACCAGTTATTTAAGGAGAACGATAGTGCTTGAACCAATAAGAGCATTCTTTGGTCGAGTGAAGGGACTGCATCCCAACGCTAAGACAGTCGTGGCGGAGTCAACGATGTGGCGATGCAAAGTGTGCGGAAATATTTTTAGAACAAAGGAAGAGGGAGATTTGCATGGAGTGTCCTCACTGCGGTGCGTGGAGTTTGGTCAAGGAAACAAGATCGTCCCCCACAAGGTACAGGCGTAGAAGGGAGTGTGCAAATGAACACAGCTTCACAACCGAAGAAGTCGTCGTCCCACAAGAGCAGATCAAAGCGGAAAACACAGACCGTATCCAGTCTCATAGAAAAAAACATGTGGAATCCATTCGAGCGCGTAGACCCAAAAGTGCTTGAGCAACTCCACAAGAAACATGAAACAACGGCACGCAAGTTTTTGTTAGATAGCACCGAGGACGCACCATTTTGAAAACTGTAACTCTAGACTTTGAAACCTACTACGCCAAGGGCTTGGGCTTCAAAACCCAAACGACCGAGGAGTATGTACGAGATCGTCGCTTTGAGGTGATCGGCGTTGGCGTAAAGATCAACGAACAACCGACTACTTGGTTCTCAGGAACGAAGGATGAGATCAAAGAACATCTACTGAAGATTGACTGGGATGATGCGGCCCTGCTGTGTCACAACACCTTGTTTGATGGATGTATCTTGGCATGGCACTTTGGAGTCAACCCTGCGCTACTACTTGACACCCTATGTATGGCTAGGGCGATACATGGCGTGGATGCAGGCGGCTCACTCAAAGCGTTGGCTATGCGTTATGGGATTGGTGAGAAAGGCGATGAGGTGATTCACGCGGAGGGTAAGAAACGCCTTGACTTCAGCGAAGAAGAACTCCAGCGATATGGTGAGTATTGCAAGAATGACGTCGATCTCACTTTGAAGCTCTTCAAGATACTCGTGAGCGCGTTTCCTGACAACGAAATTAAATTGATCGACATGACATTGCGTATGTTCACGCATCCTTTGTTTCATGTGGACGATGCCTTGCTTCAAGAACGCCTCATCGACCTACAAGAAGAGAAGATGGCTCTGCTTCAAACATTGATGGAGAAACTCAAATGCAAGGATGAGGAAGAGGTTCGCAAGAAGTTGGCGAGTAACAAGCAGTTCGCCACTGTGTTGGAAGGGCTTGGCGTCAAGCCACCTATGAAGGTAAGTCCACGAACAGGGAAGGATACATATGCACTGGCTAAAAACGATGAGGGGTTCTTGGCTCTCACTGAGCACGAAGACGAGTTCGTGCAACACCTTTGTGCTGTACGCCTTGGAACGAAGTCCACCTTGGAAGAGTCTCGTATCCAACGATTCATTGACATCGGGAAGCGCAACAAGGGACGCCTGCCCATACCCCTCAAGTATTACGGCGCACACACGGGCAGATGGGCTGGCTCTGATAAGGTCAATTTCCAGAATTTGCCCAGTCGAGATAAGAAGAAAAAGACCCTCAAGAATGCAGTTATCCCGCCCGACGACTTTGTTGTTATCAACTGTGACTCGTCGCAGATCGAGGCGCGTGTGTTGGTATGGCTTGCTGGACAGGAGGATGTCACTCAACAGTTTGCGAATGGAGAAGATGTCTACTCTGTGTTTGCGTCCAAGATATACGAACGACCCATTAGCAAAGAAAATCCTGTGGAACGCTTCGTTGGCAAGACCTGTATTCTGGGTCTAGGCTACGGCACTGGCGCGTTAAAACTTCAGCACACGCTCAAGACAAGTCCCCCCGGGGCAATCGTCACTGAGGCAGAAGCCAAGAGTTATGTTGATACATACCGAGATGCCAACGACAAAGTCATCCAGCTTTGGTGGGATGGGGACAAGGTTATCGCTGACCTTGCCTACTGGGGCGACACCAAGCCCTACACCTACGGCAAACACAAATGCTTGAAGGTCACCAAGGAAGGGATAACCCTGCCCAACGGACTGATGATTCGTTACCCCGAGCTTAAGAAGGATACCGAAGAATCTAAAACGCGATACATCTACAAGTCGCGTAAAGGGCCAGTTTCCTTGTGGGGCGGATCGCTAGTTGAAAACGTAGTTCAAGCATTGGCAAGGATTGTTGTTGGTGAGCAGATGCTCAAGATACAAGAGCGATACCGCGTTGCCTTAACAGTTCATGATGCGGCTGTCATCTTAGTTCCTGAGTCGGAGAAGGACGAGGCGATGAAGTATGTGATCGAGTGCATGTCCACACCACCTGATTGGGCTAAAGGATTACCCGTAGCTTGTGAAGCGAAGTATGGATATAGCTACGGCGAATGTTAAAATAAGTAAAGAAGGAGTTAACATATGGAATCCCGATACATAGACCCCGAGGACGAAGCATTCAACGAGATTGAGCGCAGGAGCATTGCCAAGAAGGATGCGGTGAGAGCCGCGATAACTAAAGGGAAAACAATGAACAACTTACCAGCATTTCCAGTATTCCCCGAAACAAGCGGCGGTCATGCGGCGGCATTTCAAGGCATGACCTTGCGTGATTACTTTGCAGCACAAGCAATGTTAAGGACAAGCGTGGGTTCATCCTACGAACAGCTTGCAAGGACGGCTTACGAAATTGCAGACGCAATGCTGAAAGCGAGGGAAGCATGATTCTTGACCAAGGCAGAGTGGCAAACGGGTTGGTTGATGAATTGCTTGCGCTCATTCACAAGTATGACGAGTCGCTGTATATGTGTAGCGTAATCGGCGTGTTGGAGTTGGTCAAGCAACAACTGATACAAGAAAGTATGGACAGGGAGGATGACGATGATTAAGCCATACGGATACGTTCGCAAGGATGGTGAGGGGCTATTTATATTTGGGGAGCATCAGTTTCAAAACCCACAAGACTATGACCTTATCCCTATTTACACCAAGGATGTGCTTCTGCAAGCCATCAAAGAACTGCGACCCGCCATCCTGCCGTTGGAGGGTATGGGTAGAGGCAAAGCCACGCAGGAATGGTTTGATATTTTGATAGAAGGTATTGAGGAGATGAAGAAATGACTGAAGAAGACGATGACATCCAAGACTACAAGAAGCCGTGGGTAGGGCTGACGGATAAGGTAATTACTAAAGTTGTTGACTCAATGCCAAGAGGCATCAAGGGTTTGATGAGTGATTGGGATTTGTACGAATATGCGCGAGCCATTGAAGCCAAACTCAAGAAGGAAAACACATGAGAGTACGACTACGACTTAACCCCGAAAAAGATTGGGTTGTTGAAAGCAAGTGCTGGCACAACATTTTGTGGCAGTACGAAAAAACCTTTTATGTGTATGACGGTGATGCTTACGAACGTGCTCGACATTACGCAGTCTTGCTTAAGCACCCCACAATTGAGGAGATAACATGACTTGCCCACCATGCACACACGACTGCGAACAAGGTAAAGCTTGTCCTGCAAAAAGTAAGCAAGCCATCAAAAACTTGGAAAGCCAAGAGCCTGTGGCGTGGGGAGTGTTTGAAGGAAATCTGCACGATATGTTTTTTACGCAGGAAGAGGCGCAGGAGATGGCAAGGTTAAAAGGAAGTCATGCGGAAGTGAAGCCTCTCTATACCCGAGCAAGAGGAGAACAAGCATGACAAGCTATTGCGTCTATTGCAAACGCCCAGTTTTTACCATATTGACCAAGTGTAGGAGTTGCGGAAAATGATCTTCTTAATCAAGAAGCGTAAGTTGGTCGTTGATATGTTTGCGCATAGGCAAATGATCTTTGATGTGGCGAAGCCCAAGATGGCGACGCACTTCTATCCTGAGTGGTGGAAAGATCTAAAGACTGAGATGCCAATTAGCAACGATTTGTTCCCGACCGCCACAATGAAGCGGTGCATGGGGTTGGTTGACCATTACAAGCATGGAATTATTCAGCCGTTATGGTCTGACTTTCGTATTGAGCTTGGCGCTATTGGTGACCCGCACTTCAGCGCACGATTCTCAGACAACACAACCACTTTGTCACAACATCCTGCCCTGCTACGCGGAACATTTGCGCCCGAGTCCCACTACTGCCACATGAAGTTTGACAATCCTTGGGTGGCAAGATGCAAGGAAGATGTGTACTTCAAGTGGGAACAACCAACTTGGAATATGACGAGATTGACCGACTACGTATTGATGTCGGGGACAACTGAGTTCAACTATCAGTACTCCATGAATGTCAACCTTATGTTTGTTAAACAGCTTAAAAGGGGAATACTGGAGATGAAGTTTGGTCAGCCGTTGGTACACCTGACGCCCCTGACTGAGCGCCCTGTAGAGTTACGCCATCACATTGTGGACAAGGCAGAGTTTGATAGGTTCTTACAAGGAGAGAAGCTATCAAACATAAATCGGTATCGCGCATACCGCCGAGCAAGAGAAGCAGAAGAAAGTAAATGCCCATTCGGGTTCGGAGAGAGGAAGAACACATGAGCTACACATGGTCATTTTCATCGTTCAAGCAGTACGTCAACTGCCCCAAGCAGTACCAAGAGATCAAGGTGCTGAAGCGTTTCTTTGTAAGACCAACGCAGGAGATGACCTACGGCAACGAGGTACACAAGGCGCTGGAGAACTACACCAAGGATGGTACTCCGCTTGCCAAGAACTATGAGCGATTCAAACCGCTGATGGACACTCTGATGGACATTGATGGTGAGAAACATCCAGAACTGAGGATGGCGCTTGATCGGGATGGCAACGCCTGTGAATATGGTAAGGGATACTGGGTGCGGGGCATTGTTGACCTGCTTATAACGGAGGGCGAACTCGCCCACATCCTCGACTACAAGACTGGCAGTAGCAAGTATCCTGATACAAAACAGTTAAAACTGATGGCGCTGATGACCTTTGCCAAGTTCCCACAGATTAACCGAGTCAAGGCTGGCCTGCTGTTTGTCATGCACGATGCGTTCACAACCGAAGAGTACACCCGAGATCAGATCCCCGAGTTGTGGAATGCGTTCAAGAACGACCTTGCGCGGATGGATGCTTCGTACGAAAATGACGTTTGGAATCCTAATCCCACCCCGCTGTGCGGCTGGTGTCCGGTAACAACCTGCGACTTCTATAAAGAAAGACGTTGACCATGCCCTACGTAACCAAACCAAGACCATACAAAAAAGAATATGAACAACAACAAGCTCGCGGAGAAAACGATAACCGCATGGAACGCCAACGCGCCCGAAGAAAACTCGACGCCAAAGGCGTTGACCGCAGTGGAAAAGATGTTGCACACGTCAAGGCTTTATCTAAAGGTGGGTCAAACAAAGACGGAGTCCGACTTGAAGCGCCCAGCAAGAACAGATCGTTTGCAAGAAAGTCTAGCGGCGCAATGAAGTAATTGCCATCGCGTTAAGGCATGGGTGTGCGGTGGCGGGGGACTAGTTCTCCCCCTCTTAACTATGTCAGTCAAGCGGTGTTTTGAGTACTCCCCCTCTCCTTTCGCACGACAGGCTTGACCGACTGACCCCCGTAAGGGGTCATGTTAAAACTCAGTAAAGGTTAGTATGGAAGTCATTGAGAAAACGGCGGTGCGCATGGTCATACCGTCGAATCAAGTAGGTCTTTTGGTCGGGCACATTGCAAAGTGCGAGGTACTCAAAGACGATGGTGAATCAGCCGAGCTACTGATTTACTGGGGCATTGAGGAGATGCAACGCCTCGTCAGGATATACGGAGAAGCTCCCTCCCCAATCTACGAACAATACGACTGGCCCGGTATGTATACGCCATTCGTCCACCAGAAAACTACTGCATCATACTTAGCTCTTAGAGACAGGGTGTTTTGTTTTAATGAGGCAGGCACAGGCAAAACGTCTTCCGTTATTTGGGCGGCAGACTACCTGATGAACCAAAAGCAGATCAAGCGGGTGCTGGTCATATGCCCGCTGTCCATCATGTACTCAGCGTGGCAGGCCGACATTTTTAAAACTGCCATGCACAGAACCGTCGCTGTAGCTTACGGAGACGCCAACAAGCGCAAGAAAATTATTAACGGAGAGTACGAATTCGTCATCATTAATTTTGATGGGGTAGGGATTGTATCGGAGGATATAAGTAAAGTAGGGTTTGACCTAATTGTTATTGACGAAGCGAACGCATATAAAACGGTATCTACAAAACGTTGGAAGACCTTGGCTAAGCTCATCACCCCCTCGACAAAACTTTGGATGCTCACAGGCACACCCGCCTCGCAGTCTCCGATGGATGCGTATGGCTTGGCGAAGCTGGTCAACCCCAGCGGCGTTCCTAAGTTTGTTACGGCATGGCGCGATAAGGTGATGCAGGCGCAAGGCAGATTTAAATGGGTTCCGAAGAAAACTGCGCAGACCGATGTGTTCAACGCACTGCAACCCGCCATCCGATTTGAGAAAGCTCAGTGTCTTGACTTGCCCGAGGTGGTGTATCAGACGAGGGAAGTTCCTCTGACATCTCAAGTTCTCAAATACTACAAGTGGCTGAAAGATCAACTGCTGATCGAAGCCGCAGGAGAGCAAGTCAGTGCAGTTAATGCGGCAGCGAAGCTAAGCAAGCTGCTGCAAATATCGGGTGGAGCAGTCTATACCGATACCAAAGAGGTTGTGGAGTTTGATGTTTCACCACGCCTTAACGCTTTGATGGAGGTGCTGGAGGAGACGATACACAAGGTAATTGTGTTTGTGCCATACACGCACACCATCGAGTTAGTTTCAAAACATCTCAGTAAAGAAGGAGTCATCAGTGAAGTAATCAACGGAGCAGTATCAGCGAAGGAGCGTTCGGACATCATCAACAGATTCCAAACGCAAGAAGATCCACGAGTATTAGTTATTCAACCTCAAGCCGCATCGCATGGCGTGACATTGACCGCTGCCGACACAGTTGTGTTTTGGTCTCCAGTCATGTCTGTGGAAACGTACTTGCAGTGCATTGCGCGTATTGACCGTGTCGGGCAGAAAAACAGTATGACAGTCGTCCATCTACAAGGGTCGGAGGCTGAACGTAAGGTGTATCAGATGCTTCAAGGCAAGGTGAATATGCACGAGAGCTTGGTTGAGTTGTACAAACAGGAGTTAGGGATATGACAGAAATTGAAGAAATCGAGGAAACAAAACTCGATGAATTGGTCAAAGTATACTTGACAATACGTTCAGCCCGTGAGAAGATGAAGGCTGAGTGGGAAGTCCAAGACAGGGCGCTTGAGGGTGAGATGAAAGTCCTTGAGCAGAATTTCATGGTGACCTGCAACGAGAGCAATGCCAAGAGCATCCGCACAAATAACGGCACAGTGATTCGCAAATTGAACGAACGCTATACCGTAGCTGATGGCGAAAGCTTCAGAAAGTTTGTGCTGGAGAACGAGGCGGTTGATTTGATGGAAGCACGTATCCATCAGGGCAACTTCAAGGAATTCATTAAGGAACGCAAAGACGATGGTCTGCCGCCCGGAGTGAATGTGATGAGGGAATTTACGATCGTCGTTCGTAAGCCCTCCGAGTAATCAGTTAATTTAGTAACAAGGAAAATCAAATGAGTACAGATCTCGCAACAATGTTCAGTGGCGCAATGACCCCCATCGAGGGCTTGGATGAAGACACACTTGCCGTAGCAGGCGGTGCGCGTTCCAACAAACGCATCTCTATCAAGGGCGGCGTGTTCCGCAAATATTCGGGTGGTAAGGAAATCGGTGCGATCGAAGACCGCCACATGAACGTCATCTTTGTCAAGATGGCACACAAAGCTTCCCGCATGTTCTATGAGGGTGCGTACCAAGAAGGTCAGAAGATCAGCCCTAACTGCTGGTCAACCGACTCTGAGACTCCCGACGCTGATGTCAAGACTCCCGTAGCAAGTAAGTGCGCCGACTGCGACAAGGCCGTAAAAGGTTCCGGTCAGGGCGGTTCTGGTACAGCTTGCCGCTTGTCTTGGCGCACTGCCGTGGTTCTGCCCAACGATCCATCAGGCGATGTGATGCAGTTGGTTCTGCCTGCGACTTCGTCCTTCGGCAAAGAAGATAACGGTCGATTCCCATTCCGTCCTTACATCCAGCATCTTGCGTCACACAACGTCAGTGCGGGTCGTGTGATTACTAAGATGGCCTTCGATACAAAATCTCCTACACCAAAGGTTTTGTTCAGTCCTGCTGGCAAGGTTGAAGACGCTGATTTGCAGACCATTGCCAATCAAGCAAGAAGCCCTGCCGCTGAAGCCGCCGTCAAGATGAACGTCTTTCAGTCAGATAGCGATGAAGTTGCCGCACCAGCAAGTCATCGTAATGAGATTCCAGAGGAGGCAATGCCTGAGCCTACCAAGCGCGAATCTACCAAGCCTGCTGCTGATGAGAAAGATATTTCTGACGTGGTCAAAAAGTGGTCTAAAAAGTAAGGAGTAACAATGCCACGGACATACAGTAAACAGTTTATTGAAGGGTTGGATCAAGCGAATCCAAACAGGGCAGGGATTGCCCTAGCTAATGCTTGCGTGAAAGGAAACCTGCCCGCAAAGTATGTAGCATATGCGCTGGATGTAACTCGGATGACGGTTTTCAGTTGGTTCCGTGGCAGTTACATCCGGCATAAAAATTTGCTGAAGGTTGAAGCCATAACCGAACTGATTGAGAGCGACACCGCAAAGGGCATTCTTCCAGCAACAAGTAATGCACAGGCGAAAGCCTATCTTGAAGAAATGGTCGGAAGGAGATTCGACGCAGTTTAAACCACGGGGGGCGACTCCCATTTCATTTACCAGAGCGAGCATAGCCTCGCTCTTTTCAACTCTGGCGAGACATGTTAAAACAATTCTACGAGAAAGCATTGCCAAGTCAGGGTGTCTACTGTGTCAGTGGTTTGTCCAACGGGAGAATGGCGAACCGATTTGCAGAGACACTCGACGGCGTATTGGAAGAAATTGAGAAGCTCAAAGACAAGAAGGCAGATGTATTTGTAGCACTTGGAACATTTGAAGGATACAGTCGCAAAGCAGATGACTGTTTGTTTGTCAGATCATTCTTTATTGATCTGGATGTAGGTGAAGGCAAAGAGTACGCAAGTAAGGCAGATGCCCACACTGCGCTGTACAAACTGCAAGGGGCGGCAGGCCTTCCCGACCCAGTGGTAATTGACTCCGGTGGCGGAATACATGCTTACTGGATCATGGACACAGACATCCCCAAAGATGTATGGAAGCCAGCCGCAGAGATATTTAAAACAATATGTCTTGAACGCATAGCCATTGACCCCGTAGTCACAGCAGATGCTGCACGAATCATGCGGTGTCCAGAGACGTTCAATTACAAGACGGGAACCCCACGCCCTACGTCGGTCATCACCGACACGATTCACGTATATAGCTGGCAGGAGTTCAAATCATTCCTGTACGGTGATATAGGTGAAATTATTGAAAGGCCACAAGAAACACAGGACATCCTTGCGAGCATACCTAAAGGCTTGGATGACGACACCAAGGAGATACTCAAGCTAGATAATTTTCCCCGCAAGTTCTCGGTGCTGGCACAGAAAAGCGTAGACGAAGAAGGTGGCTGCGCACAGATTAAGTTTATGTGCGAGAACGCACAGACTTTAGAAGAGCCGATGTGGTTCGCTGGTTTATCAATAGCCAAATTTTGTGATGACGGCGCTACTGCCATACATGAATTATCTGAGGATCATCCTGACTACAACTATGCAAAAACAGAAGAAAAAGCAAGTCGCTTTCCTGCTCCACGCACCTGTGCTTGGTTCATCGACAACTATCCCAGCCGATGCGACGGATGTCAGCACAGGGGGAACATCATCAGCCCCATCACTCTTGCACGAGAGTTCACTCCCGCTGCAAAAACAAATAAGGAGGAATCAGTATGGCAAGCACCGAATCCCCAAACGGTTCCTGATTTCCCCGACCTATTGATGCCCTTTGTGCGAGGGCAGCACGGCGGCATTTACTTTGTCCCCGCACCCAAAATTGACAAGAAGGGAGTCAAGCATCAAGACGACCCCGTTCTAATCCTGCCCCACGACCTGTACCCCATATCCCGCATGGTAAGTCCTCTTGATGGCGAGTGCTTGCAAATGCGCCTTGCGTTACCCAAGGACGGATACCGTGAGTTTCTTTTGCCGATGAAGCATGTGTACGCCAAAGAAGCCCTTAAATCAATCATGTCGAGCAACGGAGTATTTTTTGCATCTCATCACGATCAACACATTATGAATTACGTAATCAAATGGGGGCAGTACCTCCAAACCACAGAAGCCGCCCTCCAGATGCGTATGCAGATGGGATGGACAAAAGAAAGAACCGTTGATACGGAAGAATGGCCCACACGAGGTTTTGTAATAGGTAAGAAAGAAATTACCTATAAGGGCGAGATCATTGATGCGCCTTCGTCCCCGTTTGTTAAAGGCTTATCCAAACACCTTATCAAGCACGGCACATTCCAGCGCTGGCGTGAGTCAATGGATTATTTGAGTAAACCCGGTTTTGAGCTACATGCGTTTGCATCTATGAGTGGGCTTGGCTCCCCATTGATGTGCTACACAAATACTTCTGGTGTGGTTATGAGTCTTTTTGGCGATTCTGGTAACGCCAAAACAGGCGCGATGTATGCAGGGCTGAGTATGTTTGGGCATCCTAAGAACATGAGTGTGGTGGATGGTACTGACAATGGTTTCACAGGGCGTTATCTAGGTCTGCATAGCATGATGTTTGGATTAGATGAGGTTGGTGACAAAGACGGCAAAGAACTTGGCAAGTTGATACACAACGTATCTCACGGCAAAGCTAAGATCAGGATGCAGGCTTCTGTTAACGCCGAACGTGAATACGAAATGTCAGCGTCATTGATTGCAGTGGTCACTTCAAACCACGGTATATATGGCATATTGGAAGCCGCCAAATCAAATCCTAATGGCGAAGCGGCTAGGTTGATTGAGTTTGTAGTTAAGCGCCCTGATATGCTAGAAAAAGATTCAAGGTTAGGTAAGTACATTTTTGATGCGTTTAATTACAACTACGGACATGCAGGCCCGATGTTCATCAAAGAAGTCATTACCCGTGGTGACAACTACGTACTAGATCACATTCTCAAATGGGAAGATAAGTTTATCCGCGACTTTGGCGACTACGTTGAGTATCGGTTCTATCAAAATTTGCTTGGCGTCAACATGGGCGCAGGGGCGATTGCCAATGAGCACGGCATAACAGACTACGCACTTGAACGGACATATGAGGTTACCGTTGCCAACATGATCGACATTCGGGAGAAGGTCATCAGGGTTAATCGCTCCGACTTTCCCTCTTTGCTTGCTGACTTCATCAACCGCAATATGGCAAACATTCTTGTCATCAAAGAGGGTAGGGTAACAATGGAACCTCGAGGCCCTATCGTTGCGCGAATCGTCAGTGAAGAAAGTCTTGTGCAAGTATCCAAGGCAGAGTTGAAGAAGTTTCTTGCGGAACGCAAAATCAGTACACGGGAGTTTGAGGCGGACATGCGCTCACGCAACAAGCTGATTGACGACAAGAAGGGGCGGCTGACTACCGGCTGGAAGAATGCCATCAGCGTTGACCCAGCCTATCTGTACTGGTTCAAGACCGAGTTGCCCAGTGAACTGATTGATGATTCAGCTACCTGAGCCAGAGTGGGTATTTCCTTTTAACTCTATGGAGGTGGGGGATAGTTTTTTTATCCCTACCCTCCGCTTCGCTCAGATAATTTACGCCATAGACTGCGGGTCAAAACGTGCAGGCATCAAGGTGAAGTCCTACATCACTTCTAAAGACAAGCACATTGGTGTGCGCACATGGCGTGTTCGTTAAGGCTCGACCCCGTAACCCTTGAGTCGCTCGATGATCTCATGCTTGAGCATGTTCTGCTGAAGAATGTTTAGCCGTAGCATTTCTTCCCTGTCAATAGGCGGTATATCCATCGTGCGTATCTCGTTTGCCCGTTTGCGGATCTTGTCAAGCCGCGCCACCTGCTGGTTATAAACACTGATGGCGCTTTCTACGCCGGGGTTCTCCGCTTTAAATTCAGCGGCTGTGGCTCTGTTGGTCTTGTTTAGAGTCTTCAAGCGCACATCTAAGTCCTTGATCTTCTCTTGAACCTTGGTGAACTCGCGGGCATCTACGTTTGACTTAGCGCCAAAGAAAGACCCAAGCAGCGCCAGATCAGTCTTAGGATTAAATCTCTTCTCGCCCTTGGACAAATCAATCCAGTTGTAAGCCATCTCACCAAGACGGGCTATACCGTCGATATAGCTGTTAGTGAAGAAGTACATGGTGTTGGGAGAAATACTCCACTCGCCTTTGCTGCTGTCGTACAGCCATGCCGTAAAGTCTTTGTAGACCTCAGGAATTCTGTCGCCGCCTGTAAACGCATCGCCAAACTTACGTTGCGTAGCGCTGTTGATTGTCTGACCGATACCGTTCATGTTCATGATGTATTCGGAGATGGGTCGGAGCATGGAGGGAACCACTGAGTCAAACGCCCACTTCAGCGGCTGCTCAGACACAGGTATCTTGGAGATGGGGATAGGCAGGAACGAGTCGGTAAGGATTGAGCCGAGGATGTTGCCCATGCCGTCCTTGAACGATGTCTGCCCGTGCGCCATGCCACCGATCTGAGCACCAATAGAGGGGAACGCGCCAAGACCAAAGCCCCAAGGTATCTGAATGACAATGTCTCTGCCAAGACCAACACTGTCAGGGATGTGGAATCGCGCGTTGCGAGTCCATTGCTGCATGTTGTCATTGCGCACGCTGTTGCGTTCCCATTCGTCGTCGGGAGCCATCATCATTGCCATCCAGTATGTGGCATATCCAGCGCCTATCAACCCAGCAGACATGATCTGAGCATTTCTACGTAACTCTTTAAAGTTCTTGATGTACTCAGCTTTGGCTTTTGGATCGTTTCTAACCACAGCGGGCATATTATCTTCAGCCGTCGAGAGAGTGGTAAACGCAGGGGCAACTGTTTCAATGGCTCGTGTGGCGCTGATTGCAGAGGGGCGGATAAACATGTACAACGCGCCAAGCTCACGCCCGTAAGTACCAACCTTTTCAAAGTTGGTCAGGTTCTTTGTTTCAGCAGCAGCCTGCGTGCAAGCGGCTCTGTAAGCCTCGGCATCCGACAAGTTGCCTTCTAGATTCTTCTTATAGTAATACTCTCTGAACATAGAGTATGCAGCGGTACGGCTGGTCAACTCAAACATGCTGCTCCATGTATCAAGAAATGCGTCAATGCTTTCTTTGGATCTTGCCACCCAACCTTTGTTTTTTAACTCACGCAACTTCTCTACGTTATTTTTGATTGAGAAACTTTGAATGTAAGCCGTCTTGCCACCATACTTAATTAGCTCAAGCATGTCACGCACGAACGGATCTTTCTTTGCGCTGTTAAGCATCAACTGTTGACTTTGTTTGTCACCCTTTTCATTTAGAAGAGCAACTTCCCATGCTTTGCCTAACCCGTTCTGCATCACGCGCCCTGCTACCAGACCGATGTATTTAGAAGCAGACAGTGGCCCCATCTTGCCGCCGCCAATGTTCCAAGCGTTGGTAAACAGGTCGGTTACAAAGTTCTTTGGCGCAAAGTTGATGTTGTATCGGGTATGTTGTGCACCAATCCAGCCCGTGACGTCGTTTGCCAAATCCCACAGGGGCTTTTCTTCTTTGAATGAATACCGCAACGCGTTTAGCAGCTTTGGATTGTTGATGCGCAGTATGTCAATAGATCCATCTTCGTTGTAATGGAAGATGTTTGAGCCGCCCTTGTACTGCTTCAAATCAACAGTTTCACGCGCAGCGAAAGGAATGTGTTCGACTATCTCACCGTCGATAATTCCAGTACCATCTGGGTTCAGTTTGCTCTTAGGCAGCGCGTTCTTAATAGACTGTGAGAAGTTACGACGCCCAGCGCGGTCTGCGCCTTTATAGGCATCTGACATAAGTTGTAGTATGGGATTTTCCGCCACTGCAAAACGCCCGTGAGTTGCATGTTCAATCTCTTGGAGCGCCTTACCACGACTTCCTTTTCCAGTTCCTATACGACCTTGACCAATTGTGTCGGGGTCAAGCAAATCCGCCATCTCTGTGTGTTTTGCAATGTTCTTGAACGGCATGTAGAACTGATAGTCGTACATGCCCGTAATGTTAGTCACAGGGTATGACCAGTAGTTACCTATCTTGTTCAACTCTTTTGTGGCTTTTGCTAAATCCCTAGCCGCGTCAAAGATCTTCATGATGGCATCTTGCTGCTCTTGCGGCAACGCCTTAAACTCTGACATACGCAGGTCTACTTCTTGTTGGTCAATACCCAGCACGTTGTACAGCGCATTGTCTTTCTTGAGCGCCTGTTTTGAGTTTGGTTTTGTAGGGTCGATCTTAATGTTACGGGGTGTGTACCCCGCCACATCCGCATAGTTTTCTGCCAGCGATGTAAGCTCACTCCAAAGTTGTTTCTGTTGGGCAGCGGTTAACTCGACCTGATCTTTCAAGCCCGGAATACCTTTACTTGGGTCACCAAGAATTTGAGTGCGACGTTCTGCCGCGCTAATTGGCTTGCCGTTCTGCACAAGGTTTTTAGTTGTGCTCAATGGTACAGCTTGCACCCACAAAGCTGTTCGACGTTCTGGTTCATGGAACATCTCAGCGTACATATGGAAATCTATTTCGGCATCTTCATACGACTTATCTGCAAGCTTCATCCAATCACCGAATGACTGCTTTAAATCGGTAAGCGGCTTGTCAATGTAGTGCGTAAGGAATTGCAGTTTCTCGCCAGTCGCCAACGCCATGTGCTCAGCCATGTTATTGAACGAGCCGCTCATATCGCGTTGAATTTTTCCGCCAAGATCTGCTCTACGCTCAAAACTGCCAATCTCGTAGGTTGTATCTACATACTTGGTGGCTTTATCTCTCCAACCTTGCACCTTGAACAGATCCTTAGTTGCTTTTACAAGCTTGGCTCGTTTAGAAGATGGGTATTCTTTCCTATACGCCTCGCGATTTTTTGGGTCATTCATACCCCCAGAGCGCGGCTGCTTTAGACTGCCCTTACCTTTTGGAGCCGTTGGAGCCTTAGTTGGCAAGTCAGTCAGGTATATAGGTTCAGTGGGCACTGACAGAATATCTTCAAACGCCGCATTCAACTCCATCATGAAGTTGTTAGACACCATCTGCCCCGGCTTGTAACCAACGATAGCTGCAATAGCCTTTTTAAATTCTGACCACATTGACTTCTTGCCGGGCATACGGTCAAGGATCTTGTCTTTGCGCAGACCGAAGGCTACGTCTTGGGCGTACTCAACGCTTTCACCTTGCAGATCAACTTGGAAAATTTTGTCAGTCAAAGCGTAAGCAAGAAACTCATACGGGTTGTCATAAGCGTTTGGATGCCGACTTTCCAAAGCGCCTTTCGTGCTTTTCATGATTGCCAGAATCTGCTCGACAGCTTTAATCTGGTACTCAGTCAAAAGTTTCTTTTGGCCTGTCAAGTAGAGGTTCATCACTCGCACGCTGGCGGCGTGTACTACTTCGTGCAAGATTGTTGTATAGGTCAGGCCTTCGGGCGTCACATAGATTGTGTCCTTATCGGCTTTGTATATAGCCAAATCACCGTCAGGCAGGCTGTCTACAAACTTGATCTGTGTTTTTAAATTAAGGTTTGCTATCAGTTTGGCAATCTGCTGATAAATTTTTCGGTGCGTAACGTCTGCGTTTTTTAATTTTTCGGCGATACCTTCCAACAAACCTTTGAGGTTGTTATCCTTAGCCGATTGCACGAGATCATTGGGTAATTGCTCCGATGCTTTTGGCATCTCACCGGATGTGCTGCTTTGTTTATCGCGCAGTTTTTGGTAATACTCTTGCAGCTTTTCGGACTTCTGACGAACCTCATCCTTTATTTTTTGGATGCCCTTGTTTGCTGTTTCTTTGTCTGTGGTAGATGTATTTCTATCTTCGTTTGTAATCTGCTGTGCAACCTCAGCAAAGCCGACGTCTTGTTGCAATCCAGAATTGTTAGCTACTGTTCGCAGATATGCAGCTTTTGCTGCGCTAGATAAATCTCTCCAAGCAGGGAATTTAAACCCATACACTTTACCTGTGGCTGCGCGGTTGTCCTCGTAGCCTTTGATTATGCGTTGGTCATTGCGGTTAAGAGTGCCTTCACCTTCACGACTCTCAGTACCTTGTTGACGACGAAACTCTAATAACGCTTTGGCAGCGGCGTTATGTTCTTCAATAGTGTTATTGCGTATTTTGTCAAGATAGACTTCTTTTTCAACAGGCGTAATTTCTTTATCCCAATTTGGGAGTTTGTTCTTTATGCCGCCGTAAGATTGCAGTTCTTTCTCAGCATCCTTAATCTGCTCACCTAATTCTTTAAGGGATGCTTCATTTGCTGGGTCATCTAAATTTTCGTCGTCAAGTTTGGCTTCAGCCTCTTTTCGTGCAGCGTATAGCTGTTTAAGTTTTTCAGCCAAAGGAGCGCGGGCGTTGTTATGCTCATCCGCTGCTCTGTTTACTTCTTCGCGTGTAGCGTTGTATTCTTCGACAATAGCATCATTAACTTTTATGTTGGGTAAAGATCCGCCGCCAGCTTCTTCAAGCAAGCGCAAGCGTTCTTGCTCTGCCTGCTTTTCGTATTTATCTGCCAACTGCATGGCGGCTTCAACGCTTGTACCTTTAGGGGCTACGGGCGCACCGTCCGGCGCAGTCGCCATTGCACCCTTACCTTGATCGATCAGTTTTTGGGTGCTTACATAAGGGCTGCGTTTTGCGGGCAAGCCGTCGCTACCGGGCTTGAATGGTTCTAGTCCATTGCTCTCTTCCAAACGGTTGAGATAGCTGAGTTTGTTTTTAATGAGTTTGCCCGCTGCACCATCTTCAATCAGGTTCAAAACTTCGTCACGACGTTTGCTGATCTCGTCTTGGGTCTCTTGGCTTAGTGCAGTGAATTCAGTCTTCGCTCCAGTATCACTTGCAGGGATAGCTGCTCCAGCTCTTCCCACACCTCCGGGCTGATCGACTGAAGTTCTGGGGGCAGTGATTGTAGTATCGGCTGCTGCATCCACGCCAGCGCCTGCTCCACCTGCTGTAATGTCAGTTCCACTTGGTGCTCCTTTTTTGGTTACTGTCGACTCGTATAGTTCGTTTTTATCATTTATTGATTTTATTAATTGCTCGTCAGTAAGCGCATTTGATTTAGCGGGAGAAATTAGGTAGGGTTGTTCATCGCCCTCAGAATCTTTAGAAGTAACAACAACCCAACCGTCCTCGCCCCGCACAACTTTATATTGTGTATCTATTTTTTCATCAATATTTGGAAGAGCTACGGTGGCGATGTATGTATTTCCCGGTCTATCTTTTAGCGCATCAATCTTCGCTACTAATTCTGTAAACGAGAGATCGTCCATTTCTTTTTTTGCCAACGCATCAGTAGCCGCAGGGGGTGTAGCCGCAGGAGTCGTAGATGTCCCAGCGCCCGGCACTGATGCCGCATTTATTAAATCAAGCTGTTCTTGTGTAGGTTGCGGTGCTCCTGTTTTCTTATCCAATGACTCAGTGGTAAAGAAACCCGCGTCGCCTTGATCTGGTATCTGATCCGTAGCCACTTCGCGCTTGGCTGTGTAACCTTCCCGTGCGCCAGCAGCGCCGCCCATACCAGCGCCAGCCAAACCTTCCATAGTGCCTTGACTGACAACGCCACGCATTGTGGGCACATCAAACCCTTGGCGTTGCAGCGCCAAGTTCTGGGCAAGCTGTTCTTGACCGCCCTGTGGAAACTCAGTTGCGAACTCTGTGCCTGCGGCAATAGCGCCTTGCTTAACAATACCGCGTTCAGCAGCTTTTTTAGTTGCTTCTTCTGTTGCTGTTTTAATTGCGGCTTTGGTAGCTTCTCTGCCTGTTGTCTGTGTAGCAGCGGTAGTAGCGGCTTGTTCTGCTGTGGTTCTTCCAATAATATCTTTCGCCAACTGACGGGCAATGATAGGCTCCGCACCTGTTCTGGCTCCGATTGCGCCAATACCTGCGCCAATCAAAATCTGATCTAAGTTTTCGCCGCCGTACTCTTGCGCCTTGACCGCCGCAGCTTCAATCTGCTCGGGCGTCATCTTGGTCTTCTCAGTCAAGACTTGTTTGGTAGCGTCGTATATTGCACTCTTAACAGTACCCGCGCCCATGATTGCGCCTGTACCGAGCGTTAGACCTGCACCTACCAGTGGCGCACCGCCCGTAAAGAAAGTAGCCAAGCCAGCAGCAATAGCAGGAGCCGCAGTTCCAAGTGCATTGGAGATGACATCAACAGGAGCAACAGCCATTGCTCTAACACCCGCTGCCACTTGATCTAGAACGCCCTTGTCTTCCGCCTCTTTCATGATGCGGGCAATCTCTTTGCTGTCGTTCTTGGACTGAGCGCTGTACAGGGCAGCTATCTCATCTTCTACACCACGAAGGCTCTTAGACACGTCGGTATTTGCACCGAACGCATCGGCAACCATGCGCACACCTGTAACAGCGCCGGCTCCTATTTTGAGGGGCACGTCAGCAAACTGACGGAGCACGCTTTGGTCTTGTGGTGTTGGTTCAGGCGCTTTTGCAGGAGTGGGGGGCGCGGCCTTACTTAGATGCTGAATCAATTCAGCATCGTCGTACCCAGCTTTACGCGCTTTGTTTATGTCTAATGTTGATGACTTTGAAAGATGGTCAACAATCTCCGCATCAGAATAACCAGCCGCTCTTGCTTTTTCTACATCAAGCGCCATGACAATTCCTTATGGTTTTTGCAGAGCAGGATCGTCCAAGCTCGGGCGGTCGCCCGTTTTTGGTTTTGGCGTCCTTTCAGGCAGGCCAACGCCTTTTGCTTTGAGTCTATCTTCCATAAACTTGGCGGTGTTATCCGCTGTTTCACGTTGGGTTTTAAACGAATCATTAAAGCCTTTTAACGCTTCCGCTGCATTAGCCTGCATTCTCTTAGTCTCTGGAGAACTCTTTTCATCTATTTTTACATTAGAGTCAGCCAAAGCTCTTTGGTATTCTTCAGACTTCATTATGTTGCTGATACGACTTTCAACAGCCGACTTATCTGATTGCGCACTTGTATAAAGCGTGATGAGTCGATTTGTATTTCCTTCGGCTTTATCTTCTGCGCGGAACTTAGCAAGAGTTTTATTGTTTGCTGCATCCGCATCAATCTTCATCTGCGTAATTTCTTTTTGCAGATTACCGTAACGGATGTCTTTTTCTTCGTCGCGTTTACCCTGACGAATGTCTTTTTCTTCGGCACGTTTGCCTGCACGAACGTCCTTTGCTTCTATTTCTTGGATCTTTATGATTTCCAAATTAATAGATTTTGCCAACTCCGCAGCTTTTTGTTTCTCTGCTGTGGCTGCATCAAAATCACCTTTCTTCTCAAGACGAGTGGCTTCATCAAGACCAGCAATAGACTTATCGATCTCCATGCGGATTCTCTTGGCTTCTTTTTCGTCAGAGATTAGATTAGGCACGCTTTGTTTGAATGCCATCATGCCAGCGGTAAGAGTATTTCCGGGAGTCGAACCCCACGAAGCAAAGAATTCAGCCATACGAAGATATTTTGTACGCTCAGCTTCATCTTCAGCATTAGCACGTTCAGCCATAAGTTTGGCGCGTTGCTCAACACCGGGCGCTTCAATACCAGCAGCTTTTTTAGCTTCTTGATTTCTAGCAATTATGTCTTTTACTGGCACAGCGGCGGCACCAGCATATTCTTTCTGCATTGCCTTCATTGCAGGTGTGAGATCTACAGCCCCTTGAACAGCTTGATCCAAAGTAGGTGCAGGGGTGGGTGGAGTCGGCGCAGCTTGGATAATGCCCTGTGGTTGAGCCATCACGTTACCAGTAGGCTTTCCTTGCATCACGCGTTGTTGCAACATCTGTCCCGCAGTAGGCTGTGGTGGTTCAACGGGTTCGGTAACAAGACTTTGATTGTTTTCTTCGGTTGGTTCTTTAAACGCAATGATGCCGCCACCAGCCAAGCCGGGAGCTTTACTCATCTGACGTTCACGCAGGATGCGTTGCGCCATGCGTTTGACTAAAGGGCTAGATGATTCTTTAAGTTGCTTTTGAAGGCCTTCCTCATCCATACTCTCAAGATCGCTCTTAACTTCGCCGCCCACGTCGTAAGACATGATGCCACCACCCTTTGAGTATTTAAACTCACTAGGCAAGCCGCCCGCAGCCCCACCGGGTTTAGAGGGGTTGAACGCGTTGTATGCAGACAGACCTGCGCCAACAGCGCCAATACCTTGCGTCAACATGTTTGGCTGCGCCGTATATTGCTGAGTAGTCTGAGACTGCATAGGCAAACCACGAAGCATGTTGGACATAGTACCCAACTGCATAAGCGGATACTGCTGCGCATTAGCATAGTCTTGCATCGCTTGGTTCTTTATCTGCTGCTCCATAGCCTGCTGCTGCGCGCCGTACTGATTCTGAAGCCCGTAAATGCCTTGCTGCGCTTGCAGTCGTTGACCACCTAACGCAGCAAGCTGATTTGCCGCGCCCAATGCAGCTTGGTTTGCTTGTAGGCCATAACCAGCGCCATACTGACGAGATTGTTCGCCGAGTTGTTGACCAGCCAGACCATACTGAGCACGTTGTTGTGCGGCGGTCATGCCTTGACCAGCACCAAATTGACGCGATTGTTCTTGCGCTTGCTGCGCTTGTTGTAACATTTGTTGATTTGCCAACTGAGCCTGCATGTTTTGACCAGCGCCAAGTTGTTGCACGCCAAGTTTTGCACCAAGGTTTTGCCCGCCGACCGTAAGCCCTGCTTGTTGGTTGGCTTGCTGCGCTTGTAAACGGGCTTGCTGTTCAGCATTGAATTGCTGCTGCGCATTTTGAAACGCTGCTTGCTGCCCAGTGGCTTGAATATCACCCATCTGTTGACCAAGATTACGCTCGCGCTCTGCACGCATGATCGCGTCACGACTACCGCCAAAAGCACCAGCACCTACAGCCTGAGCTTGCTGTTGTGTACCTTGAATACCAGACTGGCGTTGTGCTTCACGCTTTTGGATGTCCACCACGTTCTGCATATATGGAGACATATACGCTTCGGCTGAACCGGGTTGGTTAAAACTTTGTGTGCGAACGCGCTCTGCTGGATCCATTTGGAAGTTTTGCAAGTCAGGGGCTTGCGCTTCCGACATAGAAAACTGCGCGGGCTGATACTGTCCGGGCGAGCGGAATTGATTGCCAAAGTTACCGCCTCAGTAATTAGCATTTTGTAAATTCTGCATTGATTGCTGAGTAGCACCCGCTGCTTGTCCATTTTCGCCCGGCACTTGCATACCAGCAATACCTTGCTGCGCGCCAGTCTGCATAGGTTGGAAACCTGCAATACCTTTGCTGGGGTCGTAGGAAATTTGTTTGCCGTAGGTCTTACTAGTTGGATCTTCGTCGTATGTACCGCCATACGCTTTGTATGGCTGGAAGCCAGTTATGTCAAAGCCTCCTCCCTCGGTGGGGGTTCCTTGAAACAATTGCTTTTGGGTTGCGCCAAGCATTGTCTCAACGTATGGCTTTGCATACTCAGGAATGTTTGTTTGATAACTTGTAGTTTGACCCGTTTTTAAAGGCATAGCACCTTGCATTGGCGTCTGGCTTGGTATAATCCATTC